CTTGCAGTTTCACTGCGCCTCGAAGCGCTTGCTATCCATATCACCCGTGAAGGCATGAATGGCCCAGAAGCCGCTGAACTGCTGCGCCGGGAAGCCACCCGCTACGAAAACGAATCACAGGAGCTGCACTAATGGCCGACGCAATGGATTTAGCGCAACAGCGTGAACAGGAAGACCGCGAGCGTCACATCAGCAACGCCCGCCGCCGTATCACTGCCCCCGCTCGCTTGCTCTGCGACGCATGTGATGCCCCTATCCCTGAAGCACGTCGCATTGCCATTCCGGGCGTGGCTTTTTGCGTGACCTGTCAGGCCATTTCTGAACTGAAATCCAGACATTATCGGGGTGTATAAATGAGCCAGGCAGCGCACGTCATTACAGTCTCTGATATTTCGGCAAAGGTCAGGGAAATAGAAACTGCATATCATAATTATCTGGATGTCTTCCGTATTCCTGAAGACCACAGGATTGTCGTGAATTATTCAGCGGGCAAAGACAGCACCGCGACACTGGCCGTGGCGAATGCGCTGTTTGGCAGTCACGTACAGGCTGTGATGGCAGATACCGACAATGAGCATGAGCTGACGATTGATTTCGCCAGGACTATCCATGAGCAGATTGGATGTCACCCGGTTCAGGTTGTAAAGCGCCTCTACTGCGAGGCTGATTTTGCCCGCCGACGAGCCTACATGAAAAAGAACTGGTCGAAGAAGCAGGCTATTCGCATGGGTGCTTACCGAGGAGTCATCATGCCTTCTCTGGCCCGGGCAGATACCGCATTTGGTCGGGTATGGCAGAAAACGGCTAAGCGCTGGGGTATCGACTTTGAAACCGCGTTAGATGCAGCCCTGTCAGTGATGCGCCCGAGCGGAAACAGCTTCCTTGATGCGGCTCTTCTGCACGGTAAATTCCCGATGCTCCGCGACCGGTTCTGCACCGACGAGCTCAAAATCAAGATTGCCTACGATGCGGCCATTCGCCCGATGCTGGATGAAGGCGATGTTGTCGTTCAGTGGTCAGGCGTCCGGGGTGATGAGTCATCCAAACGTGCTGGTTATGACCGCTTCGCCGTTGATATGCGTGATGAGGGGTTTCTCTATAACTTCCTGCCCATTCATCAGTGGACGGCTGCGGATGTGTTTGCCCTACATAAATATATGGGTATCAGGCCAAATCCGCTGTATTTGCAGGGGGCGTCCCGTGTTGGTTGCATGAACTGCGTGCTTTGCAACAAAGAGGAAATTTCAGAAACCGCTGCTCGCTGGCCGGAGCATATTGAGAAGCATCGCCAGTGGGAACTGAAGGTTCGTCTGGCCTCCCGCTGGGTTCACTGGATGAGCACCGGCACGGTGAGCCAGGCATGGGTTAACTCGATAATTGGTTTCCGCGAGATGACGAACCGACGTGGCGAAACAGTGAAAACCAGACGCCTGCTGGGAGATTCGCCGCGACTTTATGGTCTCGATACGGAAATTCAGCACCTCGACTGGTCCGGGTTTTATGGGCCGCGTGGAGGAATGGGTGCGCCGTCGGTACCCGAAGTGGTTGAATGGGCCAAAACCGGCCGGGGCGGTAAAGTCTATGACCTGGTCAAGGCAAGCCTCAATACTACAACCTGCTCATCACGTTATGGCCTGTGCGAATGAGTGATGTTTCCTTTGCCTATCCGTGGAACACTCCACGGTCGGCAATAGCCAGTCCTTACCTGACCTATGACCAACAGTATCGCCGCGATCGTATGTTCGCGGCTTTGCTGCATGCCAGAAAAGCATTATCTCTCCAGCCTGAATGCGTTCGCTACGACGTCTATCGCACTGCGGCGGTACTGGAACAGCATCAGGGCACTCAGCGTGCCAATGCCTTTTTAATCAGCTTCTGTAAGAAGGCATTGCCACGACTCGAACTGGTTACTACCCGATATCAAGCCTCTGGTATCACCAGCGAGGTGTCAGCCGCTGTTTTCAATGGTCATTTTGATAATGAGCTACTCCAGTATCTCGCAACGCGCATGGTCAATATGATTGCCCGATTTAACCGGCTCCCGGATATGTCCAAAGCCGATATTGAACTGCTGTCAGGAGACATCGCCAACTTCATCCGCGCCGAACTGGCTGACATCAATGACACCGGATTCAGTGAACTCAAAACGCTGCACGCCTGGTATATGCGTGCCGGTTTAATTGCTCGGCAATTTAATGTAACCCCGCCCAAATGGGAGCGCGTAACTAAGAAATTCGCGGGTCAGGATGAAATTGGTCCCGCAGTTGTTCGCATGTTTAACGAGGTCTGGTGGCGTGGTCGTCTGCGTCGGGTTGCCGCCTCATGGCGTGAACACCTGCAAATTGCTGTCGGGAATGTCAGTAAGAAAAAGCACGTATACGCGAGCAAAGGCTGCGTTGCCGATTGGCGTGAGCAGAAGCGCCGCACGCGTGAATTTCTCAAAGGTCTTGAGCTCGAAGATGAAGACGGTAACCGCATCAGCCTGATTGAAAAATACGACGGCTCAGTGGCTAACCCGGCGATTCGTCGCTGCGAGCTCATGACCCGTATTCGTGGGTTTGAAAATATCTGCAATGAGCTCGGCTACGTCGGCGAATTCTATACGCTGACCGCCCCGTCGAAATATCACGCCACCACCAAAGCCGGTTATCGCAACCACAAATGGAACGGCTCAAGCCCGGCAGACACACAGGGTTATCTCACTGGCTTATGGGCACGCATCCGCGCCAAACTTCATCGCGAAGATGTCCGTTTTTTCGGGATCCGCGTAGCCGAACCTCACCACGACGGCACCCCGCACTGGCATATGCTGATGTTTATGCTGCCAGAAGACGTCGAGCATGTTCGCCGGGTCATTCGTGACTATGCCTGGCAGGAAGACAGCCACGAGCTCAGAAGCGACAAAGCCAGAAAAGCGCGTTTTCACGCCGAGGCTATCGACCCGGAAAAAGGCAGTGCCACCGGGTATGTTGCGAAATACATCTCCAAAAACATCGACGGCTATGCGCTCGATGACGAAAAAGACGACGAAAACGGCGAGCTGCTGAAAGAGACCGCTCCGGCGGTTTCTGCATGGGCGTCGAGATGGCATATCCGACAGTTTCAGTTTATCGGCGGTGCGCCAGTGACGGTCTACCGTGAGTTGCGTCGACTGGCCGACACCGAGACCGCCCATGGTCTGAGCGTCGAGTTCGCAGCGGTTCATGATGCCGCTGACGGTGGTGATTGGGCAGGCTACGTTAACGCTCAGGGCGGGCCGTTTGTTCGCCGTGACGATTTACAGGTACGCACGCTGTATGAGCCCCGCGCCGACTTTAATCAGTACGGTGAGGAAACTGTCTGCATCCGTGGCGTTTACGATGCTTTCGTGGGTTCCGACACTCCGATCTTAACCCGCCTCACGCAATGGAAGATTGTGCCGAAGCGCGCCGTTGATTTGGCCGTTGACGTTAAGGGCGATCCTTCGCCCTCTCGGAGTTCTGTCAATAACTGTACGGGAAGCGAAAGCGATCCGCCGGACTTCGATTTATCCAAACCATTGAGCCGCCATGAAAAGCGCCAACTCACCACCCGGCTCCGGCTAAAAAAACCAGCGATAAGGCGAGAGTTTACTCACGGAACGGCAAAACAGAGCGAAGTGATAACCAAGACAATTGAGGAGGTCCATTTCAACACCGGCGTAGCCATCAGCCGGGGTGAAGCCCTGCATCTAATAGCCGGAGGTAAAAGCTGTATTAACGGTCACTGGTGCCGAGGAAGCACAAAAGGCGAGATCTTTGCAGCAAGCCCGTCACACGGCGCAAAGGCTAGGAGAATTCTCAAGCGCGTCGCCGCTTTAGCAGAGAAAACGAGGCAAAAATAGGCACTAATTTTCATCGATATCATGCACATACAGAACACGAAACCAGATCTTTTACTTCACATTTTTATTCACAACACTATACTGTACAAACATACAGTAAATCCTTTGGGAGGGAATTCATGGTTGGCGAGCAACTCAGCCGAACGCAGCAAAAATGGGCATGTGTGCAATTTATCGCGGAGGTCTCGTTGATCGCGAACTGCAAACCATCAGACCTCAAGCTTGCGCTCACTCTCATTGCTGACCTGGCGCACAGTGAGAATAATGAGCCTGGGGAAAACCTCTTTTATGAAGCCGAGTCGCAAATAAATAGATTCTGATACCCAGCAGCCCTTCTACACTTTTAAACCTCGTTGGCACAAACACTCGCTGTTTATGTCGACGGGGTAAAGCCACGCCTCTCTCAGACATTCAAATTCAGGTCAAATCTCTGGCTGCACTCATGCACTGTAAATTCATACAGCATTGGTTTATGATACACTGATATAACGTTATCTATGTCAGAAGTGGGAATGCATTTTAATGAGTAGAATCAATAAATTAAAAGTCATTGATTTGTTTTGTGGCGCTGGCGGGTTGTCCTGTGGCTTCATGAAAGATGCAAATGGCGCTCATTTCGAAAGCATTCTGGCACTTGATAATGATAAAGCTGCGATAAAGACCTATAACGCTAACTTTGGTGAGCATGGGATAGTTGCGAACATTGAAGAATGGATCGCTGATAATCCGGTCCCCGAGGCCGACATTGTCATAGGTGGACCACCATGCCAAGGTTTTAGCTTGCTGAATAAAAACCGCGAAGGTGACCATCGTCGTGCACTATGGGAACCTTATATGGATATCATCGAGAGGTCATCAGCCTCGGTGTTCGTCATGGAAAATGTTCCAGGGCTCCTGAAGAGTGACGAGTTCGAAGATATCAGAGTTCGAGCAGAGAATATGGGGTTCGTACTTGTGAATCCTTGCGTGCTCAATACCGCTGATTATGGCGTTCCTCAGACCCGTAAGCGTGCTATTGCTGTTGGTATTAAAAAAGAGCGCTTTAGCTTGGAAAGCATCCCTACTTTCCCACCTTTGCCGACTCATCAAAACCCGGATAAACCAGGTTCGCTCCCTGCGTGGTTAACGGTAAAAGATTTCATCGATGACCTTTTGGAGCCAGTAGGTACTGAGGTAAGGGATGTGCCTCCTCCGTTGGATCTGCATTTTGGTAGAAATCCGACCGCACTTTCGCAAGAGCGTTATCGTGCCGTTCCGGTAGGAGGTAACAGGTTTGACTTGCAAAAAAACAGGCCTGATATTACCCCTGCGTGCTGGATAAAGAAAACATCTGGCGGTACAGACTTGTTTGGCCGGCTATGGTGGGAGCGTCCATCTGTAACCATCCGTACAGAGTTCTTTAAGCCCGAAAAAGGACGCTATCTCCACCCGGAAGAACACCGCCCAATCACGCACCGTGAAGCTGCGCGATTAATGAGTTTTTCGGATAGCTTTGTTTTTGAGGGAACGAAAACAGAAATTGCTCGTCAGATTGGTAATGCTGTACCGCCTGTTTTTGCTCAAAAAATTGCCTCCTATGTTATCAATTTAATGGAATGCAGAATTAAAGATGGCGAGAAGATCGAAGAAGAGCGAACCGGAAACGCTGCGTAAACAACTCTTAGCACTAATTGCTGATTTTGAGCATAAGTTGCTAGAGGACTCCTTAAGGGAACAGGTGCTTACACTCGTTCCCGCAAACCACTTGTTACGCGATTTAGGCAGTTCTCTGTTGAATGAGGAAAATTGCAATTCAGCACGAGATCGCATCCTTGCGTACTTACTGAAATACCCTCGAGCCATCATTCATGGTGATGAATTAATGGTTGTCGCAGGTATAAGTGAATATGCCCGCAGAATCCGTGAATTACGAGTTCAGTTCGGTTGGTCAGTTTTAAGTGGAACGACACTTAAAGAAATGATTGAACAGCAAGAAATCACCCTTGAAGAGCTCCACATTACCTCTCCAAATTGCCTCAAAACCGACGTTTATGCATTGATGGCAACGGGCCAGGACAGAGAGGCTGCACTACGTTGGAATGAAGCAAATGTACTTCGCCGCAGCAAAAT